TTGGGTTAGTCAGTCTGCTTCAGGTGGTAGAGCCGTATGGAGTTTGACAGGTTTTAAACCTAACAAGATTTCAGATGAGTTTATCGAACGCATCATTGATGCTGAAACAAACATTACCCAGATTACTGGATATGGTTTTCGCACGAAGGGACATCTCTTCTTCTTAATCAATCTTCCATCACAACATAGAACACTTGTTTATGACATGGACGAGAAGTTGTGGCATGAGTGGTCTTCTTGGACTGAAGCCATTGAACATGAAGTATTCTTATATAATCATGTCGCTGATAAGGGCGACGGTTCTGCTTATCTTCTAAGTTCTGTTCATGGTGATATTTATAGATTGGACCCTAATGCGTATCTTGATGAAGCAGATCCCATTACTGTTGAAATCATTACAAACAAATATGATATGGATACCTATAATCGTAAGTTCGGTTCTGTGGTTCGTTTGGTTGGTGATAGCTATAGTACAAGCAATATTGTAACACTGTCTTGGACAAATGATGATTATCAAACATGGTCAACAGGTGTTCCAATTGAAATGAGTGATGCTTATCCTGCCTTTCAACGGCTAGGTCAATTCCGTAGACGTGCTTGGAAACTTAAGCATACTGCCAATCAACCACTACGTTTAGAATCACTTGAGTTGATCTATGAGGAAGGAACACATTAATGGCAACAGGACTCCCTCCTCCGCCAATCAATGACCAGCCCGGCTCGTTTACATGGCTTGAATGGTATAGACAATTACGTAACTACATTTCAACGAACGGTTCGGTTCCTTGGTACGTTATTAACTTCGCGGGTTCCAACATCACTGACATTGCTACAAGAGATCATGACCAGTTACAGAACCTAGATGGTGGTACAGCAGGCGAGCATTATCACCTTACCGCTGCACAACACTCTGCATTAACAGCAGGACCACATAATAACTTGTCTGGTTTGCAGGGTGGAACAAGTGATGAGTATTATCACTTAACTGCACAGCAGTACGCTGCCATTAGTAACACAGTTGAGATTCTCAGTACAGCAGCAACAACCAATTTACCAACAACTCCAACAGTACTCATACTTCCAACAGTTGTCTTAAGTAGTGGTATTACTTATAACACTTCTACAGGTGAATTTGTTTTTACTAATGGTGGATCATATTCTTTCACTATGTTGTTAAATGCTCAAGCAAGTGCTGCAAACAAGAAGATGTATTTTTATGCTGAACTTGATACTGGCGGGGGTTATGCAATTCGTCAGTATTCTGCTAGAGACACACTGTTAAAGACAACCACAACTGAACAGACAGTTTTTGTTTCATCTAACTACTTCCCGGCTGGAACGAAACTAAAGTTATTTCTATGGGGGGATGCGACTGTGTCTATTAGTACAGTGGATCTTCCCGGTACAACGCCCGGTACAGCAACGATTCCTGCTTGTCGTATCATGTTTGCTGGATCACTCTAATGATTGACTTTTGCAGTGTGCTGTGGTATACTGTTTATATACTATTTACAATAAGGAAATAACATGGCTGAATACAATGGTTGGGATTACGGCCCCGGTAATCAAGATGATGGAATGGCATCTGGATGGGAGTATGGTCCGGGAGATATTCAAGATCAAACATCAACCTCACAAAATTATTGGGGAGATCAGTGGAATAACATAAACACTGTTCCACAAGCAAATCAATTTGATTCCTCAACTAATTTTTCCAATCCCTCTGGTTCAACTGGATGGGATTTTGGTCCCGGCAACACTGAGAATCCTGAGTGGTTTAATTACAACAATGACCCAACATTTGGATTGGGATCGAGTCCATTTCAAACCCTTGCACCCAACACTCAAATGCAACCAACAGCACCACAATCTGGAACTGACTGGGCAGGAATGCTGAAAGGTGGTACAGATTTTTTAGGGAAGTTGTTTACCAGTGGGACGGGTGGGTATGGTGGCAGTGGTGGTTCAACTAACACTTTCCTCAAGGGTCTTGCTGGTCTAATGGCTGCACAACAAGAGAAGAAGTCTAATCAACAGATGGCACAGGAAATTCCACAGACAGTTGAATCTGTGCGCAAATTCGCGGCTCCATATGATGTTGCTTCTACTGGTGCTGGTATGATGACTCCCGGTGCAACTACAATGCGCGATGCCGCCCAACAACAAGCTGCTATGGCTAACCAAAGACTACAGAACTTTCGTAGTAATCCAAACTCGGATGCGGGTTATAAAGCTACCAACGATCAGATCAGTAATGTTCTAAACCGTCAAGCTGCTATGCACGGTAATCGCAATAACTTTAGTGCTACCGCCCCCGCCATGTTAGCTGCCCAAGCGGCTGCTCAATTGAAGTACGATCAGAATTATCAGCAAGATGTTAATAACTGGGATACACGTTCTGGTGCTAACATCAGCCCCGTTCAAGCAGGTGGTCTAGAAGCTTTGATGAAGGGTCAGCAGTATGGTGCTCAAGGTAACTCACCTTACTACGATGCTCTTGGTAAGATTCTTAATACGAATAGTTACGAGAACAATCCACAGATTCAAGAACTGCTCCAAGCAATTAGAGGTCGATAATGGGAATTGAAAACATTGCAACAGGATACAAACCTGAGTTTGCTCTTGGGGCTTTGTATCATGGGTTTAATGCTGGGAGTGCAGACAATGCTTCCCAGCTTTCTAATCTAATTCAAGAACAAGCATTGCAAAAATCGCGGATTGGTGATCCAATGGATCTCATCCAAAAGTTTTATGATGCTCAACTAGCTAATGCAAAATCTCAATCACCCGACTACATTCCTGCACAACTGCGTGGGCAAATTGGTCAGATGAATTCACAGGATGCTGCTGGCACATTAGCACAAGGTCTTCTTCCATTTAAACAACGTGCAGGTGAAGCTGAACTTACAAATGAAGCAACAAAGAATCGTTTGTTTGGTAATATGTATCAGGGTATTGAACAGCAACACGATCAGTCTCTTGATCCCAACATGCGGGAAGCCGCTGGTCAAAAGGGATTCTTCCTTGCTGATACTCTATCTCGTGTTGATCCAAAGGTTATGGCACAAGAACGTATGCTTGGTACAAAGCTAGACTCTGCTGAAGATATTGCTGGAATGCGAATTGTTGCACAACAGAAGTTGGCTTCTCTGAAAACTCCGGCTATTCGCGGTGACAAAACTGCACAAGAAGCTATTGTGAAACATCTACAGGGAATGCTGTCTCGTGGTGAGATTACTGCTGCTGAGTATGCATCAGAACTTGCGGAATTGCAGAATGCAATTCTTGCTGCCAAGGTTCAACCGGGTATGGAACTTAATCCTGCAAACCCAGCGCTCAAAGGTGTTTTACAGCCCAAGCCAACACAGCAAGGGTACACTGCTCCAGTTGTTGGTGGGCAACAGCCTCAACAGCCTCAGAATAAGTTAACGCCTGAGCAACGTGCTGAAATAATTAAAAATCTTACAGGACAAAAATAATGGATTTCAATAGCCTATCTGATGACGACCTAATTGCAATTTCTCAAAAGAATTATGATGCTCTATCTGACGATGGGCTATTGTTTCTGTCACAGTCCAAACAACCAAAGCGTTCTACCACTTTGGGAGAAGATTTTAAAATTGGTGGAGCAGGAGTTGCAAACACCTTAACAAAAGCTACCGGCCTCGCAGCCGGTGGTATTGCTTCTGCTGTAGGTGCAACAGACACCGCCGATTCTATCTACAAGTTTATGGAAGATCGCGTTGCGCAAACCAACAAAGAACTTATCCCACAAGATGCAGAACAAACCTTTGGCGGCAAAGTTGCATCAGTTCTAACTACGCTACCCGGTCAGCTAATGGCTATGCCATTCTCACCAGCCGATACTGGTCAGACAATGATTTCTAATGGAGATTCGCTGGACTCTGCAATTTCCGGTGCATTAATTGATACTGCCGGTAATGTAGTAGGTGCCGGTCTTCCAGGTAGTGTGGGTAAGAACGTTCTACAAAAACTTGGTTCTGGTTTTGGTATTAATGCTGCGCAAGAATATGCAACTAAATCAGCAATCCAAAAGATTGCAGAGTCTGACAAGAGCAAGGAAATGTTTGCACCAACAGTTGAAGGTGCTGCTATTGCCGGTCTTGTTGGAGCACCTTTTGGTTTGATGGGTGGTAAGCAACAAGCAACTCCAACACCTAAACCACGGATTGATCCTGTTGATCCATCTCTTAAGACAGATAGTATTGGACCATCTTCTGGTGAATTGGTCATGCTTAAACGCGTCTACGATTCTTCTTTAGATAAGATTGCTAATATTGAAAAGGCAATGACGGATGTCAATGATGCCATTGCTAAAACACCTGATGATGTTCCTCAACATTTACTAGACACTTTCAAAGAATTAGAAGACCAACATCGCAGAGCATCAACTAAAGCAACAGAGCTAGAAAACATTTTATCTGATCCAACACAGATTCCAGAAGCGCACTGGACTGCTGGTAACATCATGCGTGATGATTTAATGAATCAGATCAAATCTCGTCGTAAAGCTAACCGTCGTCCTTATGTTGAACCAACTGAACGTACCTTAGAAGATGTAGAAAATATTGATCGTTCTATCAGAGAGAGTGAACGTAAGAGTTCTCCCATTGAAATCGCTCTTGAAAAGATTAGTCAAGCAGAAAACCTACCTCCTGAGCAAGTACAAAAGCGTCAGGAAGGGGCCGTAAACGCGCTACAATCGCTTGAAGAACGTCGGGGTAGGGGTAGTGTACCCGGAGATAATTACAACGCTCTACGCACTGCGCTAGAACAAGAAGTACAAGCATATGAATCTATCCTTCAAGGAGAGAAACCAGACCTGAGCAGTTTTGAAGGTAAGCAAGAAGTTCCCATGCTTCCTATAGAAACTCCTGTAAGTAAGGTTGCTGGTCCTGAGAGATTCGAACCACTTGAGGAATTAACTAGACAAGAAACATTACCTGATAATGGTCTTCCACCTATTGATGTTTATGGTGATGTTCCTGTAAATACTCCTTGGCAAAATCGTCGTGGTGGTGAGACAGGCGCAACACGTTCTCCTGCGCAACAACTTCAACACCATCAATTTAATTTTAACAAACTGTCTAGAATTCTAGAGAATGTTAATAAGCAAATTGCTGCTTACGATGAAGGACGCACACCCTCTGGTACATTTGATGTTGCTAAGGCAATGACAATGCGCGAGTCTCTGGAGAAACAAGTTGCCGTGCATGATGAAGGTGTTGCTAAAGTTCTAGATTTAAATCCACAGCTACGGGAAAAACTGAATAAGGTTGTTGGTGAGAATAAGACAGAGGCACAACCAACACCAGAACCAAAGTTTGTTTCTATGAAGGAACTTACTGAGACTACTAAAGAAGATGTTGTTGGTGCTGTGCGTGCGCTGGATGCAAATCCTTCCCTAGTCAATACTGTTCCCGGAACGAAAATTTCGTTTGATGTGAATCTTCCACAGAAGATGCAGAAGATTATGACACATCTAATTAAACTTACAAAGTTTGCAGATCAAAAAGTTTATTTTGTTTTGGCTGAGAATTTCCCTGCCACTGGTCGTGTAATGCACGCCGGTAACACTACGTATATCCGCCTAAACCCTGAAGGTATGTCAAAGAATTTAGCTGGTCTTGCTGGTAGTAAGTATTTCAATAAGCTAACTGGAGGGAAACTGACAGAAGCAATTGAACATATGAACACTGTTCGCTATGCTGCACATGAACTTGGTCATGCTTTGCTAAATAAATATCTTCGTGATACTGTTACACACACAGACGATCTAACTGCTCTATCAAAGCAGTGGGACGAATTCAATAAGAAAACAAAGCACACAGCAAATTCAATCTTTGATATTGGTCGAGAGAAACATCGTGAGGATTATCAAAAAGCTTTTCATGAATTCTTTGCTGAGAAAGTTGCTCGTGAGCTATTACTCAAACATGTTATTAATTCTTTCGACAAGCGCAGTAAGAACATGTTGTCAGATATTAAGACAGTTGTTGATGCCAGTTATAAATACCTACACGATACTTACGGCTTAACACAACCAAAGCAGGATTTTGCTGACACCATTCTGAATGATATTCTGAATGACAGCAAGGATTATATTGCAAGTATTAGTAAACAAGCTGCTGAACGTGTTAAAATTATTGGTAATGATAAACTAATCTTAGAAGAGAAAGCCGCTGACAGGGATGCATTCCCATTCTACAAGAAAACCCTACAAGATACTCGTGAGGTTCTTGGCGCACTTGATGGGATCACTTCTGTTAAGAAGACTGTCTCTGACGATGCTCCTAATAACATGAATGAGGGTCCGGGTCTTTCTCGTAGGGCGGTTGATGCTCTTGGTTCTAGCTTTGTTGGTATCACTAATAAACTATTTGGTAAAACTGGTGTAGCACAAATCTTTAAAGACAATCCGGTTATCCAAAATGTTTATTGGAAAATTCGTGATGCTGAAATGACTGCTGCTAGGATTGCTAATAATATTTGGTATGGTGATGTTGGCCGTAAAGTGTGGGACGATAGCACATTCTTTGCTAAACTCTCAAAGATTAAAGATAAGTCTAGTCCTTACATGGTAGTGAAAACTTCCAAACCAGAGGACATGGCAACTGTTCACGATCTGTTAAAGAAAGGCTTTGAAGAGGGTCTTGAGTATCATGAAACCCTAGACAAATATGGAACAAGTTTATCTAAAGAACAACAAGGAATCTTCAAGACATTAACTGAGATGTTCACCAAGCAGTATGAAGCAACGGTAAAAGAACAAGAAAAAATGGGTAAGAAGAATGTTCTACCTCGTCGTAAAGGTTGGTATCCATCTGTTCGTAAGGGTGATTACTATGTTGACATTAACTTCCAAGGTTCGTCTGCATACCGGCAACACTTCACAACCAAAGCAGAAGGTGAGGCTTTCTTAGAAAAGATCGGAACAGGCAATCTAAAATATTTGTCTACAACTGGTGTCGAAAAGATCAAACTAGAGGACAGTAATCCTTTCCTAGATAGTATTGACACATTCAAAGACTTTCTTGAAAAGCGGTATCCATCGGCTGGAGGCATCCTTAAGAAAGATGTTGAGGGTTTGGTCGAGGCTCTCGTCACTCGTGGAGGCAAGCTCGGGAAACACCACACACAGCGTTCTAATCTTCCGGGGTACAAAGGGTCTGAAGTATTTGCTAGTCCTAAAGATCGTGGAAATTCATTCAAAGAAGCTATTCAAAACTCAGTGAATGATTACACAGGTACTCTACGCAAGATGCAGATTAATCACTCAGTCGAACCCATCATTCGAAATGGCACTGAGAATATGCATCCAGACACTTTAGCAGTTATTCAACAGATGACTGACTCTGCTCTCAATCGAGTAGAGAATAAGATGGCAGTTGTTGATGACAGTGTTCGTAACTGGGTAGATTCCGTTGCTAAGAAGTTGTATGATGTTGCTGGAAAAGAGTTCAAACCGGGTGATCCAGTGTTTGACAGGATTAAGAATGGTATGTTAGAAACATTCTACCTAACAAAACTAATGGCAAAACCTGTGTTTGCTGTGGGTCAAGTTATTTCCACACCTGTTCAAGCAATTCGACATATGGCCTATGATGGTGGTCTGCGTGCATACATGTCCTTTGGTAAAGGTTTGTATAAACTTGCTGCAAACGACTCAGAACTAAAGAACAGTATCTTCAAAGTCTCACAAGAAACTAATACATTTGAACCCCAATTCATTGAAGCACTACATCTGAATAAGAACGACAGTTCACTTCTTGAAGGTATTAAAAAATATGTCTTCTTGAATAAGGTTAATGAAGGTGCAGATTCTCTGTCCCGTGTATTAACATATGCAAGTATGTATGAACATTACAAGTCACTGGGAAAGACACAGGCAGAAGCTGAGCGACTAGCAATGCATGGTACTGATGCAACAATGGTTCAATATGGTCGCTCTGAACAAGCCCCTATGTTCCAACATACAGGTATCATTGGCGAAATGGCTAGACCACTACAAACATTTGGTCAAGCGCAGTTTGCTAATCTTGTAGGGGATATTAAACACTTTCAGACAATGCATCCTAGTACATGGGCACCACTGCTTACCTATGGTCTAACAGCCACAATGATTGGTGGAGCACTTGCACCATCGTTTGTTACTGAGTATGAACTTATTCGTAAGTGGTTAAGTGCGCATTATCCTGAATACAATATTCCAAGTGTTCTTGATTTAGTTGCTCATGACGATTCACTCTTGGATAGAATCATTCCTGATAGTGACATTGTTCGCAAGACAATTGAGTATGGTCTTCCTTCAATGACTGGTCTGGATCTATCTTCCTCTGTGCGGGCTAACCAAACATTTGCAACTCTGTTAGGTAGTATTCTGATGGCAGAAGAAGACTGGACAAGAATGTTCCCATTGATTCAGGTCACTGCTGATACTGTATCGGGGGGTTCTGTGTTACTCTCAGAAGCATTAGGAAAGAAACATACAGATGCTGATCTTAGCAAAGCTGTTAACAAAGCAATGCCAGTTGGTCCGATTGCATATGGCACTAAAGAACTTTTAGGTGTTAATGAGACAAATGTGTTTGGGAAAAATACTGGGATGATGCCATTAGGTAATACGGGAATGGCACAAAAACCTCGTGAAACTGTCGATGTTGTGGCAGGATTGATGGGTACTCGCAGTACAGATGATCGCTTTGAAACTCAAAAAGCTTTAAACAGAACTGAGATTGATAAGAATCGTCAAACACAGATCAAGCGCCTTGCTGATCTTGCCATAGAGACAGGCGACCCGAAGTATATCGAAAAAATCGTGGCGTATGGTGTTGATAGCAAAGCACTTGAAAACATGATTGGTTCAGAACTTTGGAGTCGTTTGGTAGATGTTGAAACTCGCTACCTTGTTAATGCTAAGGGGAAGGTTACAGCAAACCAAGAGACTGCTCGAAAAGCGAGTCTATTAAATAAGTTTAGGAGTTCACAATGAACGGTAAATCCATAATCAAATACTGTGAAGGACTACGACTAACTTCTTATGTGTGTCCTGCTGGTAAACCTACGATTGGTTGGGGGCATACTTATGGGGTTAAGTTAGGTAGAACAATCTCAGAAGCTGAAGCGGAAGTCTTGCTAGACCATGACTATCAACAAGCAGAGGATGACGTTCTTGAATTGGTTACTGTTCCATTAACAGAGAATCAACTTGGTGCTTTAACTAGTTTTGTCTTTAATCTAGGGCAGGGTAACTTCAGTAAGTCAACATTACTCCGTAAGATTAATGCAAGTGATTTTGCTGGTGCTGCGGATGAGTTTGACAAGTGGATCTATGCCACAGTTAATGGTGTAAAGACTAGGTTAAATGGTCTAGTTGTACGGCGCAAGTTAGAACGATCGTTATTCGAAGACATTGCATAAACAAAAAGCCCCCAAGGAGCAATCCAAGGGGGCTTTCTTTTATTTCTCTTTTGGTCTGAACATTAAACCAACTTCCCAGTCGGGTTCTTCTTCGAAGTTTGTCATAAACATGACACCTTCTTTACCTTCAGGATGTTGTTTAACTTCACGCAGAGTTTCTAATAGCAATGTCTTGAATTCTTCGTTCAATGTATTTCCTTTTTATTTTTATAATCAAATACCACAAACACCACTTACGCAAGCACGATCAATGTTCTCTTCATAGACAATTCCTTTATGCTTGATTGCTTCTTCATAAGGAACTTCTGTTAGAGGTTGACCTCCTCGACTTCCATCTGGATAACATGTGAATCCACGCAAACGCGGAGCATATTTAGAAAGTGTACTAGCGAAGCTAGTGACCAAACTCTCATTGTTTTCTTTTGTTCCCCAAGCAGGTAGGTTAATCGTGGATGAGATTGACATGTCAACGTAATCTTGAATGTCAGCTTGGAACTTGAGTCGTTTTTCGTAGTCATGGCTGAGTCCATAAGCAGTCTCAATCTTGCTAGGATCAAGACCATACTCTTTAATTAGTTGATCGGCAGTTGTGTCAACAACATACTCGTACTTCCACTTTGTACCATCAGTGAGATAACGACGTTTGTAAGCAACTGCAAACAATGGTTCAATGCCTGTAGTTGTTCCTGCGAGGATACCAATAGACCCTGTTGGGGCAATTGCTCGATAAGCAACTGGCTTTGAGATGAACAAGCGTTCACAATGTTCATTAGCTGATCGTTCGGATTCATTCTTATATACCTTTAACCATTCATGTAATTCAGGAGTTACTTCGTATCCTTGCCCTCGCTGGAGTAGCCATGCATGGATACCCATAAGTCCCAGTCCAAGTCGTCGATTCTTTTCGCGTACTTTATATACTTTATCATATGGAAGATCTGCTCGTAGCGTTCCACAAACAAGGAATTTGGAACCGAGTTCAACAATATGTTTGAATTCTTCCAAAGACGAAACATTAGAAATATTGATTGAACCAAGATTGCATACATCAGAATCATCCTCAGATGTAACTTCCGTACATGCATTTCGAAGGGTTTCATTCTGCTTATCTCCAAAGTTAAAAGAGAATCCCGGTTCGCCTGTCATCATTGCTTGACGACAGTTCTCTACAAAGGTATGAAGATTAGCGCGGTCTGCATTGTGCAACCACTTATCATCATAATTCACAGAGATGTTAGTCATGTCTAGTGGAGCTACAGCATTGAAGTCCTTGTCCTTCATTGCTTTGATTTCATCAGACCAATTCTTAGAAGTGAGAAATGCCGGGATATCTTCGTGCAGCCAGTTGAGACTTGCGTAAATCGCTGACCTTCGTGAGCCACCTTGCATCACCCCTCGGCCAACTTCGTTTAACATCTGCATCAGTGGAATCGGACCGCTGGACAAGCCACCAGTACGAGTCAGCGGCTTCCCGCTCGGACGTAGAATAGAATAGTCTACCCCAATGCCACCCCCAGTCATTAGGCAACTCACTGCTCGTTGTGTTAGGTTTGCCCATTCTTCTCGTGTATCCTCTTCAGCTCTTAGTAGAAAACAATTATTAAAATAGCTATTACCACGGCCAGCATACCAAAGATAGCGACCACCCGGCACGAACTTCATCTCTTTAATATACTGAGCAAGACAATCTCGATCTTCTTGGGACATGATGGGTTTGTCTTTACCCCACCGTGAACCACAAACATCTTCTACTAATCGTTCAGCAAGAGCATCCCATGTATCGTTTGGTCCTTGTGCATATTTATTTTTAAAGATGTTTTCGGCGAAGCTATTCTTGAATCGGTTGATTTGCATTACTATTATAATCCTTTAATTGTTGTTCCCAATCTTTGTCTTCAATGTGATGAAGTAATTGGGTCAGAGTCTTGCGCTCTTTGTGATGTTCTTTTTTCGTAAAGGAAGGAAGATTATCCTTCTTCCCCGTGTACGGTTTCGTCATCTTCATTGTAATAGTCTCGAACACGTTGTTGCCTATCAAATATAATGCCCTCTAAGGCATCTACAAGCTCGTCAGATGCGATATCTAAAATCTCTAATACCGTGACCTCATCTTCGTGTTTTAATTGTTCTAGAAGGTCGTTAAATGTGGACATATTACTTCTTAAGTTGTGCTGTAATACGAGAACCAAACAAGAAACCAAAAGCAATATTGGCAGCTTCTAGTGCTAGAGCTTTAACAGCAAGATCAATCTCAGGAACAAAGGCAGAACTGATGCCGCCACCAATGACAACAAAGGCAGCGATGTACCGGGCTGACGCCCGCAGATCAACAACCCATTGACTAGGTGTGCCACCGGGATTGTCTAGTTTGGCAACAGCTTCTAGACGTTTGATGTCTTGTTCTTCTAGTTGGATTTGTTCAGCAACAGTGGTGGGTTTAACACCACCTGTTAGTTTATTGATACCCTGCTTGATACCTTCGACACCAACAGGCACAAGTGCAGAGAGAAGTGTGGTTAATAGAATTGACATTACGGCATCCAATTAAAAAGTCCCGGAGCATGTTCCGAGAGAATGTTGTTAATAGTTTTTGCTACCTCGCGGATCTCCCATTGCGCATGTTTGTCAGCGCGTAATGCGATGAAATCTAACCACGCTTGGAAATTTCCAACGACAATTAGTTCTGTCGTTCCACCATTCGGGAGTACAAACCTGGCATCTTCTTTTTTAACACCTGCTTTAATGAGTCTATTGTAAGTATCCAACGAAGTTTGATATGAAGCAGCAATAATAGAAGACACATCAGGATCTTTTGTAGGAATGACAAACTCGGTCTCTGATTCATTACAATACCTCTGTGATCGTTGAAGAAAGTCTAGATGTTTTGAACGGACAAACTGATGGCTACAAGTACGACTGATACCCCTAACACGAAAAATTGCATGGGCAAATCGAAGAGTAGCCAAGTGTCCTTTATCCTTACAGGATATGGCACGTTTAATACACGATCCAGAGTCCATGCTAGAATTGTAACAGATACCTGCACAACTACCAATAAACTCAAGTGCATTAGGAGTAATGTTAAGAAGATCAACGTGCATCGCCTGACCCAGTAAGAACATCACGAGTTTTGCGTGACTCTAACTTTGAATGATTGATAGCAAGTAGATCCTCAAAGCTATATCCAAGTGCATCAGCCATGCGAGCAATGTACCAACATAC